GTGTAAAAATAATGCAAGCAGAAATCGTTGTTACTTTCTGTCACATACCTGACATTACATCAGGATTTTTCCCATTTTAAATGCTGGGCGCACTTGCCTCGTAATAAAATACAGGCGGACCAAGGTACATGAAACAAGTCCAGTCCTCGGCTGCAGCAACGTATGTTGTTGCTCTGTCTGTGGACAAACCCTCGTCTAAGTTCAACTTAAGCTCATAATAGGGCTGGTTAAACATTGTCGCGTTGAATTTGATCCGTTGTTTGGCTGGGGTGAACCGATAATTGGAGTAGTAGGGTACTTCAAAAGCTACTGTATTATTTACATCAGTAGATTGAAGTGTAATTCCTCCATGACCGTTCACAACATAATAAGTTGCCACGTTAGAGGCCCTTGCAGCTGCTGTTCCCATATCACCTCGTAAAACAGCAAAAGCACCTGGAATCCGTGTAGGATCTTCTACAAGTATACCCGCTACTATGCTAGATGGGTTGGTAATCTCCGACGTGTCTATGACATATCGAATACCACCTTTCCATCCACCATAAGCACATGATAAGTATTTAATCAACGTCATATACCCATATGCGTAAGCAGCTGTTCCTGTGGGAACAACTAAAGGCAAAGTTATATTTGTAGAAGAGGTTGCAGAATATCCAGGTTCAAAAGGTAGGGCAGGGCGAGTATACCGTGTAGTACGGGAACCCACACCAAATCTGCCTTGCAGGAACTCATGTATATTGTATCTCTTAACTAATTGTCTGAATGAACGTATATTCTCTCCAAAGTGAATATGGTTAGTTTGGTCCGACAATTGTGTAAGAGCCCCATTGGTGTTGATAGGTGCTGATGAAGTAGGTTTGGAATCTAGTGCCTCGTCCATACCCTGTGGTTCAACTTCAAAACCTTGTGGTTGCACAAGATTAGAAGGATCCGTTAGGCGTAATCGAGACATCCTCTCTCCATTTGGTTGGGCTACTTCAAAATCATCACCTGCACTGACCCATACATTGATAGCGACATCATTGTTAACTAACGAATTAGGAACAGTGAGTTCATTTACAACATATACAGCAATAGTCCCATTACCATACGTGGCAGTGGAAGAGCTGTAAGACAGTGGTGTGGTGGCAAAGAAATTATTGGTTGCAAGCGAAGCTATAGGCAAAATTTGCCTGTAAGATAACGCTTGTCCCCAACCAACAGTAATTTCAAAATCTGTGGTATCGGAAATATCCACAACGGTCGTGTAGGCGGTATTATATTCTGTGCCTGTGGAATGACCAGTGTTAGAAGGATCATAAACAATTTTGATACGCCCTTTGTGAAAAGAACTACAAACTACTTGAAAACGATACTTCATCGATCCCCTCCAGTACTTGAAAGGCTGTGAAGCAAAAGAACAAGCTGGAAAGTGGATCTCCGATCCCTGATACCGCCAAATACCAGGTTCGACAACCTGGTTGTAAAGTAGTGATTCAGTCGCACCTCCAACAGGCCAAGCGAATTGAGTGAAGTAAGATTGTTTTGAGGCTATGTAATTAATGCCAAGCTCATCAACATCACCGAGACCTGCGGTCCTGGGATCAATAGAGAGCTCTTGTTTCTCATCCACTGTCAATTTCATGACATCATCGCACTTGTTGGTTACTGCAAAACTACTTTTGGTGTTGGGGCGAAATTGGCTATGTTGTATATCTACAGGTCTACTGTATCCAAACAAAGTAGCCAACGCACCAACACCTGCTGCGCCAATCTCCGTGGCGCGAGCAAAAGCTGCAAGGGGAGGGACAGAAGTGAGCTTACCAGCTGCACTTGCCACAATACCTGCTACCCTGCTTACAGGCCCAGAATATTCATCTGAACCTTGAGCTTGCACCACAAAAGTATCTGGTAACAAGTTCGTAGGAATAGCAAATTTGGCTTCCTCTGCCCATGCAAACACATTGACTGTAATAGGGTCAGTACCTCCATTAGCGTGTTTCAGTTCATTCATCTGAACTAAAAGCATTTCGCCCATTTCACGCCAGTCGGAAGTAGTAATGTCCCACACATTCTTATAGTAGAAAAAAGGTAGAACCATGTCACCACCTTGAGAAGTAGATGGATCCAAAAGAATATGTGGTCGCTGTGTTGCAGCTATAAGATCTGTGTCTAAAGCTACTCTGTCAACAGTGTAGTCATCATAGATAGGGAACGGATTGTAAGACAATAGTGCCCGACCATAATGAAATTGTGTGCCAGAAATAGTAATTTTGACATGCAGTTTAGATCTCATAAGCTTGTAATTGGCAAGACGGTTTATAACACGAGGATTTTGAAAATACAAACTCCAAGGATTAAAAGATTGGTGAAGAGCCGATCCACCAATCAACCAATCGAAACTAGCAATTTTTATAGGTCTGGCAAAAAATTCATCCAAAGATGCGTCAGACAGTAGTGCTTGGTCTCGTACGGGATCAAAATTGGCCTTCTCAGCGTTTTGATATCCCGGATTTGTGTCCACAAATTGAACATTCTGTTCAACTGTGGTACCAACACCCTCACTAACTTCTTCGGTAGTGTTGTGTTGGGTTCCCTCCATAGCGTGGGGTTCAACTTCTCTCTTGTCTTTCTTCGAAACAGGTCCGGATAAGACTGCGAATATAATATAAGCTACAAAAGAAGTTACCACTGAAAAGAGGTAAGTCGGGCCAACTTGCCCTGGGGGATTTTCGGTGTCCCTTACACCACTAAGGCCAGTAGATTGACTGCGAGATTCTGGCTTTCTCTCCATATTATTTACAGGAAATTTTTATGTATATGTACAAATATGTATTAATATGTAATATGTAGATAGTATTGCCGCATCCAATCAATACATCTTGGTAACTATGCGGTCTTACAGTATTTAGACTGCCAGTATTTCACCCTATCATCGAATGAATAACCAACAGCGGGAATTTTCAACTCATGTTGTTCGCAGACTTTCTCCATCTGCATACGACGTGATTCATAGGTTTCCCTACCATGTGCAAACCATTCATGCATCGCGCCTTCCACACAGGAAATTGCGACTTCTATTTGGGTTGCTTCTTTAGAACGCACATTGGCGTGCAAGGATTTAAAAATGGACATTTCATCTAATGCCCCAATTTTACACCCTATCTCTGGGATGTAAGAAGAATTTCTTTTTAGGAAATCAGCTTCTTCATTTTTGAGAAAAAGACAAGTGTCACTGCTTTTGTCAGGTACAGTAATAACCATACCATAACGAGCTAGAAACACTCGGAATGTCTCAAAATTGAAATCTTTCCTATACTCTTCTTTCACACTTCCCTTGAGATCGTCCCCATAGGTAATAATGGCAACGCAATCCCGAAAAGGGGGTTTCGGAATTGCTGGTTTGGTACAAGCGAAAAAACCTAGTCTAACATAAATAGAACCAGCAGAACTGTTAATGTTGACTGTAATATTGTTGCCCGAGGTATTCATGCCATAAGCTTCAAGTAGCGTACCATTGTAGTCCAGTAGAGGATGAACCAAATCAGTCGCAAGCATTCGCATAATGTGCAAATCTTCTTCTGAATAACCTCCTATTTCTGCCAATTCAATATATGACAGTAATACAGCTGTGGTTATCTGTGAAGACATGCTCACATCATATTTTGCATGATCTAGAGCCAAAGCTTCATTGGCATCATATTTCTCTGCGTGATTCATAAGCTCTTCCCATTGATAGGAAAAAGCATTAACCCCCACGGCACTCTCAGAAACTTCTGGGTGCATGCTCAAGAAACGAGCAATTGGCAGAAAATATTTCCGGATCCAAAGTCCGAAAGCTACCGGTGCAGCTTGAAACACACGCACTTTATCCTTGCCGATTTTTGTTGGTTCGTCTTTTAACGTGGCTGTAAAAACAGGATAACCTCGTTTTCCACTTTTCCAACAACTCAGGAGGCGTTCCATTTCCTCTCTCAAAAGAGGTACAGGAATGCGATCCACGAGTTTTTCTCCATCACGAATCTCTTCGAAAAGCCTAGCTTTAGGGCCGAAGACGGGATATCCGCAACCAGTATCCATTGGTATTGCATCCAGAAATCTTTTACCGGGTACTCCCAGTATCATTTCACGCTCAGATAGTGGTCGAAAACCTTCTTTCACCTTCCAAGCCAACATCAATGGTTTCAAGTCACTCAAATAGTCCTGTCTTGCTTCCTCGAGAGCTAAAGGATCAAAGTCCTCGTTAGGATTGACAATGTGCTCTAGTGTAGCATTAAAAGCTCGCCAATTTGGTAGCAAAGCGGGTTTGTCCCAAATGTTAGGGACATCACAAATCTTAGCTACAGCATCGGACAACATGGATTTCTCCACTGAACTTTTCTGTACCGTACGCAATTGCGTACTCCCAAGCACATCAACAAAAGCTTTGGAATCAAGCTTTGAAGCCATACAGTGGGGATGGACTTCAGTAGATGGTAACACCACACGGTTATATTGCGTAGTGGGTAAAGTTGTCGCTTCAGCTGGCAACATTACTCCTGGTAACTTACTTAGGGCGCGAATCATCTCTTTCATCTTACCCTGAGTAACCGTTTGCATTACTCCATACTGCTGGTCTGGGTTCCCCCCAATGTGGAAACCAACCACAACTGGGTTCTTGGTCTCAGTAATCAATAAACCCATACATGAACCTTTCTTCGCATTTTTCGTGGTATAACTACCACCGAGAAACTCAAGATATTTGTGTGCGGTTTTACCGTATTGAACTGAAACTCGTTCACTCCTGAAAACGCTTAGATCCCTGCACAAAAAATTACATGTGCTTAGACCAACTGGATGAGATAAAGGTAACCACCCAATTCGTGTGATAAGATCAGGACATTTTTTAACGTCACAAACGACAATATCAAGATCCGTACCCATCACACAAAGTTTTGAATGTACCTCAAACCTGAAGACACCGCCTGGTCCATCATGTCGATATACAGTGACTTTCATTTTCTCAACCAAAGGTTTAGTCATGTTTATTTCCTCATGAAACATGTGTTTCGGAAAACAAGCTACTCCTTTCATTGGAAAATAGATGTTGCATTTGTAGATCTTACCCGATGGGTGCTCAAAAGCAGCCCAAAAAAGGTTGTTCTTCTTAAATGCAGAAGCCATCTGCTCTGCTGACATAGATGAAACTCCAGGAGGAGTTTTCAAAGTGATTCCCATACGTGTCATCATGGAGCCAAACCAACCAGGTTGGTCATCAGACATGTTGACAGCGTTAGGTTCAGTTGCTTCGGCTTTGGAATTAGCTATACGTTGCGAATTCCATAAACGAAACAATTTCAGACCAACAACAAGTGTGGAGACAATGAAAGCTCCCTTGACGAGTCTACCGTCTCGCAAAGCTTTCGCATGTGCGGGCAAAGCATCCCGTCTTTTCAAGTATTCATCCTGGTATGCTTTCATGCGCTCACGATGTTGAGCCCACATACCCATGGAAAAAATCCAAGAGCTAGCGACAGTTCCACAAATCATTGTCCTGTTGCGCGAGTAGACACTTAAGCCTACCAAACCGCATGAAATTGCGCTTCCAATCCAATAATGGTATCTCAAATCGTACCACACTGCAGATTGTCGCCAAAATGTCATAGTACGGTGAAATACTTT